AATTCACATGCGTTAATTTTAGATGAGATATTTTCATATCAAAGAAATTTATCTAATATTCTTACCGTAAACAGAAAACTTTTTCGCAGTGAAACTCTTAAAATTTTTTCTAAGATACATGACTGTTGTGGTATAGCATCAAAAGCAAATAATGATGTCACTAAAGTTAGATATTATCATGATAAAGAATATTATGAACCACATACTGACACGGCATTTCATTTTTTAGCCTTCTCTTATTTTTATAAAGAACCAAAAAAATTTAGTGGAGGAGAACTTTATTTTCCCAAATATAATTATGATTATAACTGTGAAAACAACTCAATGATTATATTTCCTGGATGGGTTGAACATGGAGTGAGAGAGGTATCTATAAAAAACTCTGATTTCTATGATGGTTTAGGTAGATATTGTATTTCTAGTTTCTTTGGATCTAAAAGTGCGTCAGCACTAAAAGGAATCAATAATTCAAATGGCCAGGTATATGATAGGGGAGCAGCAAAGTAATGACACAAATTAATTGTCTACCATTATTTTCGACTAATGTATTCTACACATATATTGAAGAGGATACTAGTGAAATAGATTATGATGAGTTTGAATATATGCCAATTCAGGGAGACTTGGTTCCAGATTCAAATAATGCATATGCAAGTAGAAATCGAAGAGTATTAGAGGCATATCCAGATACTAAAAAAATTTTATTAGATAAGTTTATAGCAATTGCAAGTAATACTTTAAACTATGATTGTGATTTTCAGATAGCAACTTCTTGGATAACCAAGGTAAAACCAGGTGGTTTTTCTCATCGCCACTCACATAGAAATTCTTTTTATAGTGGTGTATATTATTTTGAAGATGAGTATTCTTTAGATTCTGGAAATATAAAATTCACAAGTCCAATCAATAATTTATCTGATTATAGTATTAATACATCTAATCAAAGAAAAGGTTCTATACTTTCAGCTAAAAAATGGAGTATACCTCCAGAGAAAAAAAAGTTATTACTTTTTCCAAGTTATCTTGAACACACTGTTTTAAAAAATAATGAAAAATTTGATAGACATTCGATTGCTTTTAATATAGTTCCCACAGGAAAATATGGGAACTTTGATTCTGCTTACGATTCAAGATGGTTGTACTAAAAATTTATATGCAAGTGATACTCTTAAACCATTAAATTTTCGATGAGGTGCTTGTGCGTAATGGTAATAATTTGCTTGAAATAAAACAGCACGATTTGGTTTATATGCGACAGTCCTTACAACATCGTCATCGTCACTAGGATGATATGAACCACCGTCAGGAGCTGGAGGATCATCAACTTTATTTAAAAACATCAAATGTCCTTGCCACCAAAAAGGCCATTTTGGATTTGGATAATACAGAAAAGTTAAATCACCATCATCTCTATGTGGATTTCCAGATTGTGTTGCTCCCATGCCATTCGCATATATTCGAGTACAACCACAAATAATTTTTTTAAATTTAGGCCCTAAGTTTTCTAAAATTATATTGTAAAGATATGTGTTAAAATATTCCTCTTCTTCGAGAAAATTCATATGCCAAAACCTACAGGTTGGATTACCACCAGTAAAATTCCATTTAGGTCTCATCATTTTATCCCATATTTCTTGACGAAGTTCTTCCGAAAAGAAATCATCATATACTTTAATATTCTCCATCATTATCATTAGATTTCATTGTTCCCCATGATCCTATAATATACTTTGTTCCACCTATAGGTGGATTTCCTCTATGTGTATGTGTATATCCAGATGGGAATATTATTAAAGAACCTTCTCTTGCCTGTATTCTTTTGTTAATATATAAAAATTCTGTTTCTCCTCCTTCAAAATTATCATTTAAATATATTTGAACAACTACTCTTCTAGTTGAATGTTCATATTTTCCATCTTCATAATGCCAATTGTGAAACCCACCACCAGAATAAATTTTTTTAACTTTAAAATCTGTAAATAATAACTGACTTCTATTCAGAACACTAAATTGTTTCATATAATGACTAATACAAGTAACCATACGAGGTTGAATATTACGACTCACCCAATTCCATACGGGTAAATCGTAATGATGTGATAAATTCATTGTATGATTATCTACTATATGTTCTCCTGGCCCGTTACCTTCACCAACCAACATACTTCTTTCATCAAGAAGATCTATGTAATCTATTAATGATTTGCAATGTTCTTTTGTTAGAACGTCATCATAATATCCTATAAAATCTGTTTTACTAAATTTAATCTCACTCATTTAATCCATGTATGAAGTATAGTTATTTATTTAGTCAACACCAGTTGGTGATTCACCTTCTCCTCCTGCTCCTGAACCAGTAACTGTTCCTGAATTAGAACCGAAAGCCCACTTTATACTGTTGCTAGTTCTACGAATTGCAGCACCATTGCCACCAGGATCACCAGCTGCTCCTGATGTTTCTCCCTGACCAGCACCTGGAGTTCCTCCACCTAAAGCAGAATCGTTTACATCTCCACCTCTTCCTCCAGTTCCACCAACTGCGTTATCAGGAGATCCAGTTCCAGTTCCACCAGCACCACCACTTGTTGCATTCCCACTACCTGCAGCATTACCACCAAGAGCAGTTGATCCTCCAGAACCAGCTGGAACTCCAGCTCCTCCACCACCAGGCCCACCAGATCCTACATGATCCTCATCTTCAAAATTCAAAAATCCTTCATCATCAGTATCTTCTGAACCACTACCAGCACCGCCTCCACCAAAACCACATACAATTACTCCACCACTGTTCAAATTTACAGTGGTTTCATTAGCATCAGTACCATATTGTATTCCTAATCCACTAGTTCCTTCTTGACCATCACCACCTGGTGATCCAGTATCTCCTGAGACTCCACCAGCAGCACCACCATTTCCTCCACCTCCAGAAATTCTTCCCGAATCACCAACATCAACAGATAACATAGTTCCTGTAGACCATTCTGCACCAGTTCTTAAAGCACATATATTTTCATTTGTATCATTTGCAGATCCTATTGTTTTATTAACATGAATTTTTACTTTTGTTCCACCAGAATTTGTGGGTGGATTTCTATATCCACCAACCACGTTCCATTTGCCATTGGAAGTTCCTGTTACACTTGCAGCTGCTGAGTATCTATCATGTGCATGTTCTGGTCTATTTTCTGCAGATCCTGAATGATAATTTACAACAACATTTAAACTTTTGCCATAAAAATCACTAAATTTAATTTGTCCAGATGTTGGAATATTAGTATCTAGTGGCATGTTTGTTAAGTCACCATTATCTTTATTACTAAAATCTCCATCATCTCTCCGATATTGTCCCAATCTATTTGTGCCATTTCCAAATTCACCTCTGATTTGGTCAAATGATATTGGATTTCCGCTACTTTGTAATGTCATGAGTTATAGGGATGATTTGAGGTTTACAAAACTGCTACTATTTTTAATTAAAGTTTTAAGATCATCATTTTCTTTCTTTAACTCTTTAACTGCTTCTATGAGAATTGCTGTAAGTCTATCGTATCTTACTCCTTTTTTACCATCGTTTCTAGTTGTTGTGATGCCTGACATTCCAAGTGCTTCAACTTCTTGTGCGACTACTCCAACACCAGCTTGACCATTGTAAAGTGATTTGGAGTTCCAAGTAAATGTATATCCAGTAAGTATTCCAACTTTATCGAGGGCATTTGTTATAGGGGTTAAATTATCTTTATAAGATCTATCTGAAGTAGCAAATGCAGTAATGTCGCCACCCACATGTAATGCACCTCCTATGCCTACACCACCAGTGACTACTAAAGCACCTGTAGTTTTATTACTTGATGTAGTGTTTGCCGAAATATTAACAGCTGCACCATTTGTTGTTGAGAGTTCAATATCGTCATCAGCATCATTTGCAACTGCTATTTTTAATTTTGTATTTTCTCCAGTTTCTGCAAAATATGTGATAGATGCAGCATCACCAGTTCCACCGCCAGGATTTTCAGCCCAACGAATACCATTTCCAACACCAGATCCAACTGATGGTTGAATTTTACCAGAGAATGTAGCAGTTTCAGCCACGTTAAGAATATCTAAATCTGTTGTACCATCTACATCCAAATTACCATTAGCATCAATGTTACTTGCAAATGTTGAGATACCAGCCACATCAATATTATTATTAATATCTAAAGTATCATTAGTTGGTAATTCTTGAATTTGACTTGCAGTCGGGTTTACAATCAATGGAATTCTATTTGCCATTTTATCAATACACTTTTTTTCTATTTATCATACTAAAT